GAATCAGTTATACAAATATATGCTCCTAAACCACAGTCTATGAACGTATCGACAGCTGGTACTATAATTATGTATGATAGAGCGATAAAACAAAGGAAATAATGGACGGAAAATGTCCTAAATGTGGCCCCTTTCAATTTGACCATGATGAAAGTAAGAATATAACTTTCATTATTTGCCCTATTTGCAAAGAAGAATTTGGTGCAATTTATAAAGAAAAAAGTCCTGAAGGATTGGAATATATGAAAAGATTTAAAATGTTAAGGTCGTGGGAGAAATAAATGTTGAGAATAAAAAAGATAGATGGTAGAGCGTTTAGATACAAAAGATGTAATAAATGTGATGGAAAAGTTATTTATGCTTTAGTTTATTGTGATCCATGGATGCTTTTATGTGTTGAACATGCTCCTAGAATGTCTGATGGATCTCCTGGATATAAGAAATTACATATAGTTAGAGAAGAACCTATAGATTATGGACACATTCAACAATGGCCAGCAGATCCTAATTTAAAAGCTTTTAAATTAGGTGAATGGTAAATGTTAAAGAAGATAATAGATTGGGTTAAAGCTAAGCAAATTACTGTTACGTTAGAAGATCCTATTAAACCAACACATAAGACAGTTCAATCTGATATTAGAGATGAACAGGCAAAGAAACGTTTTAATAAGCATTATGATCAACAGGAACAAAATGTTTTAATGAGAGCCCTTAAACAGCATGATCCTACGTGTATGGATCATATAAGTTGTGATAAAGATCCTTGCTTTGTTCGGGTACCTGATAAGATTGTGGCTACTTATATTGTTGATGCAATTACTAAGAAGAGAATAGATGAATGATAAAGTTCCATTTTGTCCATTTTGTGATTTTGCTTTAGAAATGCAAGATTATGGATATTATGAATTTTACTTTTGTTCTCAGGGTTGTAATAAAGGAGAATTAATAGACGATCCTGTTTATAAATAAGGAATAAAATGAAAGAAGTATTTGAGTTAAGAAGCAATATTAGAAGTGTGATTGATATTTTAGAAAAATTATTTTCTGATCCCTTTATCAAATATGATATCACTTATTGTAAGCATAGATATAACTTTACTGATCCAATTTTTCAAGAAGATAAAGATAAATTTGCAAAACAAAGAGAACAATTAATTAAGGCTATGTTAAAGAAGTCCATTAATAAGTACATAGATATTCATTATAAATATAAGGATATTGATGAGGATTATTCTGATCCTTCATTTGATTTTATAAATGATATGATTTCGATGCATGCAACTGATTTAGCTATTTCTGTCCCAGTTGGTGAAAAATATGAAATTGGAATAGATGAAATAGATAAGAGTTTGGATCTAGAAAGAATAGAAATAGATGGAAAAGACTCATTGATTCTTAAGAGAATAAAACCATGTAAATGCTATGGATTACAAGAAGCAGAAATGGCAATAGAATGCGATGGAAAGTGTACAGAAAAAGTAAAAGGAACTGAAAATGTTGTATCCGAAAATAAATAGCCTTTGGAAAAGACAAGGTTGGTACTTAGATGAAGGTAAAAAGCATAATCGTGATTACCAAGCGGGCAGGCAATCCTTTATTATAGGTGATTATGCTTGTGAGGAATTTCCTATGATAAAGAAGTGGCGAGTTGAAGAGAAAATAGATGGAACTAATATAAGAGTTACGATTTACAATGATTCTTTTATCGAATTTGGTGGTAGAACTGATGATGCAATGTTACCTGCTCATCTATATAAATACTTAACACAAACTTTTACACCTGGTTTAAAAGAACTATTATTCAAATTGATTCCTTCTGCTACTAAAATTGTTCTTTTTGGTGAAGGTTATGGTCCTAAAATACAAAAGGGCGGAGGCAATTATAGAGATGATGTAGGTTTTATTCTATTTGATTGTTGGTCAGGTTCCAGGTGGTCAACTAGGCAGGAACTAAAAGAGTTAGCGGTTCTTTTAAATTTACCAACACCATATGATTATGGGTTAATGACTGAAGAAGAGATAATTGAGCTTGTAAAGTCTAAACCTAATAGTCTTACAGCGGTTAGACCAATGACCATTGAAGGTGTTATTTGCAGATCAGAACCTTTGATGATTGCCAACTTAGATAATAGGCCAATAATGTGGAAATTAAAGTGTAAAGAATTTTAAAATACTTGATATTGAAGCAACACAATTCTAGAATAAGGGAAAATACAAATTAGGAGATGAAGTATGTCATTATTCCCCATGCTAGGCGATGTTTACCTTAATGAGCGAGATAGAGGCATCATTGCTCGTATGGAATCATTTTACTCTGAATCCATAACGATAAATCAGTCTTATTGGGGTGAGGCAGATACTGACACTAGATTTTATTGTAACGACCAAACTCTTTGGCAAAACCTTTATGGTAATCTTCCAGCTAATCGTAGAAGAAACCTGGCATTTAATAGAATAATGCGGGTTGTTAATATGATTGATGGTCATCAAAGACGCAATCGTAAGTCTATTATCATGACTCCTAAAGAGAATGGGGATAATGAGACGGCTGATCAATTCACAAAGATAATAATGACTCTATGTCAGCAAGAAGGAATTCTAGAAACAATCTCAGATTCTTTTCATGGTGGTCTGGTTACAGGTATGAATCTATTACATGTTTGGTTAGATTATAGAAATGATCCAATATCAGGCGATATCAAAGTAAATAACTGTTCTTATAATTCTTTCCTTATAGATCCTTATTTTAGGAAAGCAGATCTTTCAGATTGCAATGGAATCTGGAAACGTAGCTACTTAACTAAGCGTGAATGTATTTCTTTGATGCCTCAATTTACTGACGAAATCTTAGGATTACCAGGCAACCAGTATGGAAATAAAGATGGCAAGTTCCAGTTTATGCCTGAATCTTATCAATATGGCTATAAAAATTTATTAGCATACGATGAATTTTACTATCGTGATTTTAGACAGCAAAGATTATTAGCTGATTCTAAAACTGGTGAAGTTATGGAATGGAAAGGTAAAGATGAAGATGCGCTTAAGCTATTCTTACAACTTCATCCTTCTGTGACAGTATTAGAAACTGAAATTCCGACAGTTAATCTAGCAATAGTGATTCAAGGAAAGGTATTTTATAATGATCGATTACCTACTGGGGCTGATAATTATCCTTTCATTCCTGTTTTTGCCTATTATAATCCTCAAATACCCTATTTCGAAAACCGCATCCAGGGCGTCGTTAGAGGACTCAGAGACAGCCAGTTCTTGTACAATCGTAGGAAGATTATTGAGCTCGATATTCTCGAATCTCAAATCAATTCTGGCTTTATTTACAAGGAAAATGCGCTCGTTAATCCGAAAGATGTCTTCTTGTCAGGTCAGGGAAGGGGATTGGCTCTAAAAGAAGAAGCGCAAATGACAGATGTTCAGCAAATACAATCACCGCAGATTCCTCCAACAACAATTGAATTATCTAAAATGCTAGGTGAGGAAATAAACCAAATCGCTGGCGTATCTGAAGAACTACTTGGTTTCGACAATAAGGATACCCTTTCAGGATTCCATTCAATGTTAAAACAATCAGCTTCAACTACAACACTACAAATATTATTTGATCACCTTGACCGTTCTATAAAATTATTAGGCGATAGAATGGCTGAAATAATCCAGATTAACTACACTCCTGGAAAGATTAAAAAGATTTTAGAAGGACAAGAGCCTCAACCGTTATTTTATAATAAAGCTTTTGGTAAATATCACGCCGCTGTTGAAGAAGGTCTCAATACTACCACACAAAAACAAATGCAAATGGCTCAAATGCTTATGCTTAGAGAAGCTGGAGTTCCAATATCTAACCAAGATCTACTTGAAGCATCAACACTTCAAAACAAGAAAATGGTTATTGATAATATGGTAAAAGAGCAGCAGGCTGCTCAACAACAACAGCAACAACAATCTCAAGTTCAAATGCAGGAAATGCAAGCTAGAACTAACTTGGCTCATGCGAGAGCTGCTGCCGATCAAGGATTGGCTGTTGAAAGAACATCACGTGTTGAAGAGAATAGAGCATTGGCTATGCAGAAGTTAGCAGAAGCTAATAAAAATGATGAACAGGCTCTACTTGAAAAAGTTAAGATTATTAAGGAGATTGGTCATATGGACTTAGATGAAATAGCTAAGTTAATTAATATGGCTAATTTATTAAAGGCTAATGAAAATAATATGAATATAAACCAGCAGAATGGTTCTGCTGCGTAGATAGAGATTGAAATCTTGCTATCAACTTTCAGTTGTCGACAAAATGGAAGTGACTGAGTACGTGACAAAACGTCCCACACTGAAAGTGTGAAGAAACGTCACGGGTTGAAAAGCAGTTTCTACATAGGAGTACCGTAATGGCAAAAAGATATATGCATTCAATGAAAAGATCTGGTAAATCACAACCAGGTCCTGAATATGCAATGAATGATGGTTTTAAAGATCGTAGTTCTTTAGACATGGAAGATTATGTTTCTGGTTTAAGAGCTAGAGATAGAATGGAAGCTCAAAAGGATGGTATGATCAGAGAAGATCACAGAGCTATCGCTAATCTTCCACAAGAAGTTATGATCAAGCCTTATGAACAAGTTGGACCATATCTTCCTGAAGGTATTGATGACACAATCCGTGGTGCAGATATGCAAATGGATGACAATGACGAGCAAAGATCTCGTTATTTCTCACCAAAGAAGTAATCATGGCAGCAGCACCAAGGCCAAATAATAAGGCCACCAGAATTTTATATTCTGTTTTAGGAAGACCGCCTAACTTGGTTAAGTTAACCAAAAGGCAAAAAATGATTAACGATCGATTAAAGGTTGAAGAATCTAGTCGATTGAAATAATCTCCAATACAAGGCGGGAGGTTCTCCTCCTTTTTAGTCCTCCCGCCAGCGAAAAGGATGTTAGTATGAAAAAAAATAGAAAAGAAGTTGAAGGCCGTGAATCTCAAGCGGAAAGGGATTATATAGTTCAAAAAGGTATCGAAGAAGATAACTTTTATGGAAATATAGATCCACGTAGACGTCAAGAGATGCATGATGCCTATATGGTTCGTGAGGATCAAAATGCTATGGCTAATTTGCCTAGGCAGGCGATTCATCATGAATTTAATCCAGATAAATTTAAATATAATAGTGTTTCTGCAGGATCTCCTGACTGGTCACATAATGAAATTGGATTTATACGTAAGGCCCAAAAGGGTTTTTATGAAGGATCTGAATGAAGAAGAAGGTGGCAGTTGCTAAAGGTGTTAAAGTACCGCGAGGTAAGGAAGAAAAAGAAAGATCTAAACCAGGTGGTAGTAACGCTGGCAAATATAAAAACGTTTCTCCTAAGTCATTTGCAGGTGCATCAGGAGGAACCAGTAAGTATTCATTTCCTATAGATACTTTGGCTAGAGCTAGAAATGCTTTAGCAAGAGCTCACTTTGCACCAGATCCGTCAGGAATTAGAAGAAAAGTTTATGCTAAATACCCTCAATTGAAAAAGAATAAGGAGAAAGAATGAAAAAGTGCGCAAAATGTGGCAAAATGCATTCAGGTAAATGCAAAATGAAAGATAATAAAGGCTATCCTGTACGAGTAAAAGGAAAGTAATGGCACACAAAAAAAAGACTAAAGAATCACCTAAAGCGAAGAAGAAGATAGAGAAAGTTATGCACGAGTATAAAGAAGGTAAATTACATTCAGGTTCCAAAAAAGGACCTATTGTAAAGAATCCTAAACAGGGAATTGCTATTGCAATCTCTGAAGCTCGTAAAAAAGGAATGAAAGTTCCTAAGAAAAAGAAATAGTTACTGATTCTATTATTGCTATGTGGGTAGTGCTCTCACACACTACCCTTTAAATTAGGAAGCTATGGAATTTACAGATTACTTATTATTAGCCCTTATGGGCCTTTTAATAATATTAATTTATAAGACTTGGTGAATATGACTAAGAAAACATTAGGAAGTATAGTTACCGATCTTAATAAGCAGCAAACTCCTGAAATGGTTCCTGTATTACTTAAAGCTGCTGAAATGAAATCGGAATATATGGATAATCTTTTAGAAGCAGTTGATCGTGGCTGTAAAATGTTCCCAGGAAATTTTTACATTGAGGTAAGTTCAAAAAAGGAAAGATTACTTGATAGAGTTTATAGGGATATGTTTACTCCTCTTTTGGCGTGTCCTGCTCCTTTTTGGGATCAAACGGTTTTTAGATACAACAGATTCGATGGACAAATAGAGTACCTATGGACATTGCCTGGAATGAATGAAGCATATTATATGGCTGAACATTCCAAAGAAATTATGAAGCAACCAGATCATACTGGCGAAAAACAACTATTGGGGTTTGTAATGATGGCTGTTAATGGCAGCCTAACTAAGATGATGAAAAAGTATAACAATGAGAAAGAAGATAGTCCGTTACTTATAAGTTAAAGGAATAAATGATGGAAAATTATGAAGTGCATCCAGAAAT